CAGGATGTCCTGCATCCATTAGTGCGTTGTAAACCGTAGTGCGGTCACTTTTTATAGCTTGCCGCATATAATAAGCTACTACTTTCTCCATATGCCTTTCAAAAGCACGAGCTTGATCCCTGATTCCCGGCAACGCTGTGTCCGAAACAGAAATTATTTTTCCCACACAGTCTTCTGCAAGTTCTTCTGGGGTAAAGCCCCGTTTGTTAGTGGTTTCTACTGAAACTACATTCTCATAACGAGGTATGTCTAATTTAAAATCTAAACTCATTGTTTAGCCCTTATTACTTTACCTGTACGATATTCGTCAGTTACTTCCTTGGCCTCTCCAAGCATCTTAACACCATTCATGGCCTCTTGGAAGCGAACATTATACATAGCCATAACATCCTGATCGCCCTTCATGTAAATATAAGCCTCAATCAAAGCTCCGTACAACAGCGCCATTTCAGCGTTTATGCTCAACCATGTTGTTTCTGAATCAGAACCTATTGTAATACTGTTCGGCCTGTAAAAATAGTGAAGCTCCGCTGTATATGCAGAATCAGGAGTAGGAGCTAACAAAAAGTTAGTTACGTCGAACTGACTATAATATTTAGGTACGCCTGTAGTAGATGGGTTTGGCGTGTAGCTTTGCACAAAGCTAGGATCTTTAAATTCGACAAAACTCATATCTCCATAAACCACTGGATTGCCAGTGGCTGTCCTTAAACTTAAAGAGAACGGAGCTAAAAAGTCACTAGGTATTCTTAAATATTGATATGCTTGATTAATTGTAGCTTCAACATTTTTTCGAAACAAACTTAATTGAGCTGTTTTAAGTATTCTTTCTTCTGAAAGTCTTATAAATAAAGGTATATTAGCAACAAAAGTTGTTTCTTCATATTCGGTGTAATTCTTTATTGCATCTTTTAATTCTGCATAAGTAAAGCTCATGATACTTCCACCGTAACTGTTCCTATAGAGGTTATAGCCTCTAAATTGCTAGGAGGATTAAAAGAAGTTGTTGCGGGTCCGCCTACAGGGTTAAACCCCCATTGAATATTTCTTTGCCCCTCTAAGTCTTGTTCTGGCCTTGGATCTCGCAACGCTTCTGGGTCAGACACCGCAGGTGTAGGTTCTAATTGAGGCTGCTTTGCCTCCCATTCGTCTTTACCGACGAGAAGCCCGTTCCACTCTTTACGCATGTCTTTTAACCGATACTGAAAGCCAGATCGGTCTGAAATGCCATAGGCGTTTTTTGCTGAAGCATATCGACTAGACAATGCGATAATTCCTTAAACTTGGGGTTATTTGAAAAGATGCACGATCCCTATCTTCATCCATAGCTCTACGCATTTCCTCTTCATACACAGCTTTTAACATTTGAACACGTTCAGGAGCACGTTTTAAAGATAAATAATAAGCCAAGCCAGCCGCTAAACATGGATAAAATCTAAACGGAACATCCATAGTGTTTACCATAGCATCTGCATCATCTAAGCGAGTTAAGCAATCATACACTATAATGTCAGTGCTATTGTCAGGGACAGGCCACACTTTTAAGTTAGGAGTTATCTGCCTGTCTAAGAAAAACTGAGTGGGACGCCCAGTAGTTGTCTTAGTTGGAATAGATAGGTAAGCGTCTCTGCCAATACGCGGTATTGTAAGGTCAGTGCCATCACGACGAACTACAGCAGCCAAAACATCTATAACGTCTGCAAGAAGCGCATACTCAGATGTACCCTGCGTTACTGTTTGTGTTCTTTGTTTTATAGTCCATTGGTTTAAACCCCTATTTGCCCAATCAGCAAACATAAGGTTTAAAGAACGCTTTGCCGTTCTAAGATCATAACCTGTTCTGGCCTCCAATCCACAACGCTCAAAAGCCTCTTCAACGTATTCTGCTACGTCTAATTCAAAGTCTTTTGAGTTTGAGACAGTCATCAGTTTTCCTCGTTATAAAGGTTGTCGAAAACCCTGTTAACATCTAAAGTATAGTCTAAATCAGATTTAGAATAGTGTATATGCTGTGATGGTTTAAAATCTGGCGCTCCCTCACCAGTTACAAACCATGCTGGGTGTGTAACACGAACGCGGTTATTTGGCAAAGCTACTATATTGCCTGTCCATTCACCTGCATCTAGCAACTGCAAAACGTGGCTTTGTTTGTGTTGTGCGGGATCATCTGCAATTTCGCTTTCCGTATAATCTACGGTAAATAAATACTTGGCTGGGTGCATTTCACCATCTATTTTTGCCATCCAAGGGCAGGGCGTTGCACGATCCATTACAAATACAGAGTGATTATGAGATGCACAGTCCCAAGGCTGCGCGTCATATGTCTGCATTGGTTCAGGCCATTCTTCCAAAGGTATGTCACCTACAAGCGCAGTTATAGGCATTCTAGCCCACATAGCACCGCCATGAACTGTATCTTCCTCGGCATCTTCAGCTTCGTTTCCAGTAAATATAACTTGGAAACTCAAACACCTGTTCGGGATTGTTGTTACACCTATGACCATAGCATGCAGAAATTCGCCGTGATAATCTTCATGGTTGTGAGTATATTCACGGCGAACCCATGCCTTAAAGTAAGGTATATTACTGTATAGATATGACATTATTTTTTTACTAACTTCATACCTTTTGCTGACGCTGCTTTTTTGAGTTGTGCAAGCGTCATAGTTCCACCGCCACCTTTCATCATAGTAGGCTTTTTCATGCCACCAGCAGCGCCACCTTTCATCATGCGTTTAGGCTTTTTCATGCCACCAGCGGCACCGCCCTTCATCATTTTCTTTACTTTACCACCGTTACGATAGCCTTTTTTCTTCATCGCCATGATATTCTCCTAAGTTAGTTTGGTGCGTTTTCTTCTGGAATTTTTACCATTTGACATAACAACACCACACCCGTTTGCAACCATAGTACCGGGTATGTTCTTTCCTTTAAATGGGCGTTTTGCTTTTGTTTCTGCGACTGCACCTCCATTTTGTAAAGTGCGAACCTTGGCTTTTTTAGTATTGGCAACCACAGTTTGACCTTTCTTGCCAGCCGCTTTTTTCTTTTTAGCTGTTTCTGACCGTTCTTTTTTACTAAGGCTTTGAGCTTTACTGCGGGGCAAACATCTATCAGGGTTTTTCTTGTCTTTAGATGTGCCGCATTTGCCTTGAATAGAACCGTCAGTGCCGATCCTAACCCAATCTTGATTAACCCAATCCTTTAGCTCACCCATTATGCTTTCTTCTTTTTCTTTTTGCCCTTCGCGCCTTTTGCGTAATTAGGGTCTTTACAATACTTAGATGCAGCCATGTTCGCATAAGCAGATGGGTACGTGTCAAAAGTTCTTTGCGCCCAAGCCTTACCTTCAGGACAAATCTTACTGCCTTTAGACTTGGCTGACGCCTTTCCGCCCTTTTTAAAGTACATGACGCCTTTAGGGTTTTTATTCGGCGGCTTTGATACTTGCTGTTTCATCTGACCTCTGGATATAGCCATAGTCCCGCTCCATGTATTTTTTTATGTAAGATATTTCTGTTGCTATAACTTCTGTTTTTTTATCTACAGAAATTAAAGTTTCAGTTGTCCACGCGGCCCAACTGTAAGAAATAGCGCCAATTCCCGTAACAACAGCAGTAAAAAAAATAACAACAAATTGTTTCATTAACACTTCCACCGTTTTCTAGCTTGCCGCAAACGACTGTTAGGGTCTTTAGCCGCTTTGGGGAATTTTTTCATTTGTCCAGCAGAACGGGCGCAGAAAGATTTACGCCGCTTGGCATCTTTGCTACCTTTTTTAACTTTACCAGTAACCGCTGTTTTTAATTTAGAACCGGGATTTTTACGCCTATAAGCCTTTACACCATCCTCGGTCATTCCCGCCCCAGATTTAGTAGGGCGAAAATTTTTTTTATTGCGCTTCGGCATTTTTCCCTTAGAAGTAGCCAACTTGCACCTCTAAGACAAAAATATCGTCAATTGATTGCTACTTCCTGTAAATGCACTAACAAACGCACCACTTGTAGCGAGTAATCCGTCATCTGGAATATTTAAGTGATGCAGACCTGTCGGAAAGGTTTGTGTAAGTAGCGTAGCACCTGAACCGCTTCCATTTTTTATTGTGAAAGCTCCTGCTGCGTCTGCAAATATTACAACTTGACGAATGCGTGAACGTGCGGGGCCGACAAGAGCCGCAGCACTTCCTTGTGTGTAATTAAATGCCTGTACTGGACCTGCCATACTAGCCTCCTATTAAGGTTGAACGGCAGTGTTGAACGCTTGTGCATACATTATTGTTATAACAACAGATCCTGCATTACATGCCGCACTTGAAGTGGCTGTTAGTTTTAAATCTGATGCGCCGGTGTTCTTCCATGCGAGTGTACCACCACCAGAAATACCTAGTGCTTTAATACCTACAGTAGTTCCAGAAGCAACAGCATTAATAAGAGTTGCTGCACCGCCCACAGTATCACCAACACTAATATTTGTTGTGGTGTTAGCTGCTGTTTCTAAATCAATAATTATATTTACAATTTTTGAATTAGCTGGAATTACTACATTTGTGGCTTCTGCTGCAACAGCACCACCAGATATATCCATTACGTGTTGTTGAGTCATCACAACATAGCCGACATTCGCTATGTCTGTTCCAACGACAGTACCCGTTGTATTTTTAATATTACCTGCCCGAATCGGACCTGAAAAAGTAGTAGTACCCATGTTGATCTCCTGTCTGGGTTGGTCAATCGCACCATGCGACTGTCAGGGATAAACACACAATAACATAGATTAAATAAAAAGAAAGAGGCGATCCTAAGACCGCCTCTGAAGAGCTAAAAATGAATAACTCAGTTTAACACGAATTAAGCCCCAGTGGAGCCAAAAACGCAACGTGGATCAGAAAATCCAAAGCTGTAACGCTCACGAGCCTTAAAGCGCATGTTGCCTGTGTCAAAGTCGGCTTCCATATTTGTTCGCATTGGTGAACGGTCAAAATGCTTAAAGCCGTTTGGCGCATCAGTTTTAATGAAGAATGCATCAGGATCAGTCAAAAAGTGATTGACCTTATAACCTTCTGGTAGCATTCCCATGTTCTTCACTGCGTTAATGTCATTGTCAGCAGTGCCAACGCGAAGAGTTGTTTCCAGCAAACGATCTGCAACGAATTGCAGTTGTGGTGGAATAATCATCTTCATGCCACGTAGAGCAATGATCATATTGCGTTCATCAACGAATGTTGAAATGTCTATAAGAGCATTTTCAAGCGAAGTTTCGTTAAGGTCAGCATTTACTGTAGGCTCATTGCGGAATGTTCCGCCACCAGCCAACGGGTGCGCAGTAGAACAAAGTTCAACTCCGTCACCGCCAGTAAAGTTCGCGTTAAACGCATTGTTTAGTGTCGCCGCAGCTTTAACCTGCTTTGAATGCGCCATAGAACGAGCCAAAGCACGAGTATAACGAGCGCCAAGGCGGTCAT